AAACGCCGGTTCCGCGCATCCTTGATCAGCGCGGCGAAAGAGTTCTGCGCCGTGTCGCTGTTCTGGACCGCGTCGATAACGGTCTGCACCGTGCTCTCGCCCCAGAACGCATCGGTCCATGCGCAGCCGGCGATATCGGGTACCTGCTTGCCCTTGAAGGCGATGACGCGGCTCGGGTGGAACTTCACATCCTGAACGGTCGCGCCGGCGAGCTGCACCTGAAAATAGCTAGGGTAGCCGAACCATGGATCGCGCCAATCCTCGATCATTGGTCCGAGCGTGAAGCGGCTGCGGTGCCAGACGTGGACAGTCTGGAGCGAATCCGTGGTGAGGCGGTTCGGATCGATCGCCGCGGACTGGTTGGCATCGTCGATCCACATGACCATGCCGCCGCCACCGAGCCCGCGCAGCACCTCGGCGCGCTTCACCTTGTTGCGGAGGTCCAGCTTACGTTCCAGAGCCTCGAGCTTTTCGATCTGGTCGCTCTCAGCCTGCCAGTCACGCCACTCGCGGACCATCTCGGTTGCGGGCTTGTCGATGATCTTCCGCATAACCCACCCGCCACGATAGGCGGCGTCGATCTGCTGATCGGAGAGAGGGCAGACGGTGTAGCGGTTATAGCTGCGGGGGTCGGAAGCGGTACCAGCACCGGTCAACGCGTTCGAGAGCCCGTCGTTGACGCGCAAGGGCACCACGTTCGACGCTCTCGACATCGGGTTGCCGCTGCTGTCGAGGATGGTGGCCATAGCCCGCGGGGATACGGGCGGGGGTGTCCTGCGATTACGGCTGATCTAGGCGGCCCAAGCTAGAACGCGTCGGGGTTGTAGGTGTAGGCGCCCTTGATCAGCGGAGAAATGCTATACCGGATGGCGTCGATCCAGTGATTGTTCGCGTCCACCAGCACAGGCAGGACATCGCCAGTCAGCCGATCGACCTTGTAGCTGTACAGGCGCATTTCCTTGATCGTGTTGGTGCAGCGAGGGTGCACGACGATCTCACGGAACGACCGCAGGAACCGAATGCCATCGTCCACGCTGCCGGGCCATTTCGGAGCGCCCTCAGCCTTGGGCACCCCGCTACGGGTGATGATGCTGATCGAGCCTGGCGAGGCGCTATCCCAGCGGCTGACGTACCGCTCGTAGTCGGGGATCGCCTCGCAGACCTTGCCGCCGATCGCGTCCAACTCGATTGCCCGGCCGCCCGCCTCATGGCTCACGTACAGCGCATCGCCGTAGATGTAGCAGCGCACCGCCGCAGTCGGATCCTGCGCATAGCCGAAGTCGCCACCCTGATACGGCCCGTCCCATTCGTCCTTGGGCTCGAACTCCTCGCTGCGCCACTTGCCGGCCAGCACCTGGGAATCGGAATTGGTGAGGTACGCGCCATCCCAGACATGGGCATAGGTCGCTGGATCAAGCCGCCCTTGCTCGCGCCTGCGCAGGGTATCGAGGCCGGACGGGAAGAATGGGTTATCGCTCCAGTTGATCTCGGTGACGATCGCGTTTGCCGGCGGCTGCTTGCGAAAGCGCATGTCTACCGGCGAGCCGTCCAACCTCGGGTTCCAGATCGGCCATAGCTCGGATTTGTCCTGACGAAACACCGTCGCCTCGAGCGCGAGCCACGACGCTTCCGGCACGTCCTCCGCTTCCTCGACGATGGTCAAGTCGATCTTGGCCAGCGACTTAATCGAGTTGATACCTTGGCGCAGGCCGCGGAAGATGAACTCCGTCCCGTTCGCCCCGCGCAGGTAGTCGACGCCGACATCGTAGTGGGCATCGAGCCACGGATAGGAGGCAATCGCCGCCTTCAGCTCAGCATGGAACGATTCCTTAATCGACGCCTGAAACTCGCGAGTGCAGAGGATCCGCAACGGCTCCGCATAGCCGAACACCGCCGCCATCAGCGCGCAGGAGAACGACTTCGCTGAGCCGCGGCCCCCATGTGGCGCCCGATACTGGACCGAGCCGCGCGGTGCGGCGAACATCGGGACCAGCTTCGGCGGAAGCTGGATGGTGGCTGTCGTCATCCCGACTTGGCTGGCCATGCGGCCTCAATCACGATCCGCGTCGGCGCCGACATGCTGCCATCCGGGTTACTGTGCTCAAGCTGGGTAGGCAGCACCTTGCCGAGCAGCGTCATGAACGCCGCCGGCTGCTCCATCGCCATCTTGGCCAAATACGCAGGCCCGCCGACATCTTCGAACGCCTTTTCAATGGCTTGCTTGATCGTTCGCGTGAGTTTGTTCGGCGTGCCCTTCGCGCGACCACCACGTTTTTCGCCGGGCTTAGACCCGCGGTTGGGGTTCGACGCTCGTTTACGGCTCTCTGCGCCTGTTTTTGCCGTTGGCCCTGTCACCGCCGACCCCGCTTGCAAGGCGCAGGCAGCACGGTCGCAACGATATCCCCATGCAGCTTGAACCGCGATCCATCGCCCCGGATGATCGTGTCGCAGCCGAATGCCGCGGCCTGGTCGATGGGCGCGGTCATCATCTCCGCGCGCACGGCCTCGATGTCGATGCCCTTGACTCGCTCAAGGTAGCGGAGGACTGCGTGGTCGGAAGCGTAAGCCATAGCTCTATTCCTTTACCCGTTCAGGTGGAGATGGATTAACGGGCCGCCCACCAGCCAGCCGGCCGCACGATTGAATCGCCGCCCGGTCAGCTAACAGCGCCTTTCCCCCGGCCCGTTCGATGAGCTGCATCAGCACGTCGTTGGAATAGCCGTAGTTGCGCTCCAGCCCCTTCCATCCGCGCTTGAGGAACACGGCCCGGACCTCTTCGGGATCGGTGGTCAGGATGTTTCCGCGGCTCATAGATCGATCACCCCCAGTTGGATTTCCTGCGCCAGTTCGAAGAATGCTTCCCGGGCTGTGCGTGGTGCCCGGTTCCATGCCTGAACGATCGCGCGCATGGCCGTGTCGTCCGGGTCGTCGTCCGCCATGAACGATGACTGCGTGTGGTGGATGACGCGTACCTTGGCGCGCAGGGTTGCCGTGGTCAGGCGCTCCCGTTCCGCTTCCACGAGAAGCTCCTCCGCCTCGGTGTCGTCGGCGATCGGCATGACCGCGACGTGATGGCCGAACGTCAGGCGATCATGCCGCTTCTCTTCCGAGAATCGCCGGCACGTCTTAAGGATCGGATCGAACCGCTCGACATCCGCGCGGAAGATGCGGTTCGCCTCATCGCGCGCCTTGGTGCCGTAGCTTTCGGTTCCGGCAATCAGCCAGTCGCCAATCAGCCAGTTCATCGCCCTGGCACCCGAGCAGAGGATCAGGCCAAGATCCGACCACTCCTCGAATGTCGACGTGTGCGGAAGCGATAGCGGTAATTGGGTCATTTGCGCCTGCATCATCCCCTCCTCTCAAAAACATCTGCGCCCATGCGAGTGCCGAATTTGCGACGAACCGAGTACGATTGTGCTTGCGGATAGGAACATAGTTCCTCATAAGGGCTGCACCGGAGCGATGCTCCACCGAACACGGGAGAATGAAGATGAACACCGCAGACACCGCTCGCGTTAACTGGTCCTGGAAGCAGGTTGAGACCGCCAAGAAGGCCGAAGCCGCCGCGAAGGCCGTTTGGGTCGCCAACTCCACCACTGCCAACTGGCAGGCTTGGCAGGACGCTGAGGACCGCACCGCCGCCGCTCGATCGATGTCTGATCGCTCGGTCAAGCAGGCCGTCATGCAGAACGATGCGATGCGGGTCTGGTAAGTGACCCCCATCGAATTCAAATCCATCCGCCAGCGGGCCGGGCTCACGCAGTCCGGCCTTGCTGCGCGCCTGAGGCTCGGCGACAATGGCGGGCGCTACATCCGCATGATCGAGGCAGGAGACCGTGAGCCTAGCGGCCCTGTCTGCCTGCTCATGGAATTGCTCGACGCAGGGAAGCTGCCCTAGCGCGGTCATGCGAGTGTCGGTCATGCGGCCTCTCCGAAAAGCGAGCCCTGCCGTTGCGCGTTCTCGATGCGAGTGCAGGCCAGCTCGAAATAGACCGGGTTCATCTCGATCCCGCTGAATGGTCGGCCCATCTGGACCGCCGCGACTCCGGTCGTGCCGCTGCCCATGAACGGGTCCAGCACCGTCTCTCCCGGCTTGGTGAAGTCGGCGAGGATCTCGGTCATCAGCTTGCGGGGCTTTTCGGTCGGGTGCTGACCGGTGCGTTCGGCGTTGTTGGTCATGTGTGTGTAGACGCCGCGCTTGCCCCCGGCATTCCAGCATGAGTATCCCGCGCCCGCCCAT